ATATTACTCAATAGCTAGAGGTCGTTACAAAGGATTAGATAGAGAAAATTATAAGAATTGTAAGATAAATAATTTGACACACAGCATATGTGTATCAAGGTGGAAAGATATGAATAAGGCTTTAGGTTTTGATAAGCGAATAAACGCTAAAGAGTATAACCAATATGCCTTAAGACATACTGTAGCAAGTCGTTTGGTTAGCTTAAAGAAGTTTTCAGCTTATAGGTTAATGCAGTATTTGGGACATAAAAATATACAAAGTAGTTTGAAGTATGTCCATCTAAATATTGATGATATAAGAGATGGAATTGGTGTAGGTGTGTGCTAAAGATTATTGGTTGCGAGAGAGGGACTTGAACCCCCGACCCTCGGGTTATGAGCCCGTTATCCAACAACCTTCTAAGCACGATACTACCATACTTCTAATGGTTTTTCTAAAGGGTGTTAAAGGTACCACTAACACCCTCAAATTCTAGTTTTTTGGTGATGTTTTTATTCTTTTTTAGTGTGCTTAATCCTTTATATTTTAAAGTTAAGAATACTAGATAAAGATTTAATTTTCTTTGGTGCTGTTTTTCTTATTTTTAGTATGCTTAATTTTTTTATATTTTAAAGTTAAGAATACTAGATAAAGATTTAATTTTCTTTGGTGCTGTTTTTCTTATTTTTAGTATGCTTAATTTTTTTATATTTTAAAGTTAAGAATACTAGATAAAAACTTAAATAGGGTAAAAGTCCCTTTACTATGCCCCTTCTGGGGGAGAGAAAAACAGGAGATAAACAAAGGATATCTAAGGATATACCTAAGTATATACCTAAGCATATGTAAAGGATATACCTAAGGCATCTTTAGAAGTCCTTTAGATTTTCTTAGGAGATATTAGAGATGACTGTAGGTATATTAGAAGATAAAATATTTAGTAGTAGATTAAATAGTAGTGATAGTAAATACACAAGACAATTAGAGTTAGAACTAGAAAGTGTTAATATGGGTATAGCTAAAGCTAGAGAAGAGCTTATAAAGGCTAAGCAAAGTGGTTCATACTCTACTTCTAAAGCAGGTTCAGTATTAGTATATCAATTAATGCAACCCTTAGCTAAAGCCTTAGTTGATTTTATACAAAACAATATCAACTCAGCATCAGCTAAAGATAGAGAGCTAATACAACTACTACAAGATGTAAAGATAGATAAAGCTAGTTTTATAATACTAAGAAATATACTAAATGCTGTAGCTAGTAAAGAGAGTGTAAGGCTAACTCTACTAAGCGACCTTATCACTAAGCATTTATTAGATGAGTTAAACATAGAACGCTTTAAGCAAAGCGATGGTAATGCTAGGCTAGTTATGGATACCATAGCAAAAGATGCTAAACGAGCTAAGAGTAAAGAGAAGACTAGAAACTCTCTTACAACCCTGATGGCTGACAAGGGTATAACCACAGAGATATTAGACAAAGAACAACGCATATCCTTTGGCTATAAGATGATACTGATATTTAACGAAGCTACAGGATTACTTAAGGTAACTCAAAAGAAAATAGGCAAACACTCAGCATATGTAGTTAAGCCTACACTAGAACTAGCTGGTTATATAGAGAGTGTTGAGGGGCAGTGTGAGCTATTAAACCCAGCTATATTCCCTATGATAGCACCACCTAAAGACCACGGAGTAGGCATCTATGGTGGTTTTTATAGTGGTATTGAAAGCCTTAGAGTGCCTCTTGTAAAAGATATAAACAACAGGCATAAGTCCTATCTAAAAGACATTAAGATGCCTTTAGTATATAAAGCTGTTAATACAATACAGCAGACTAAGTGGAGTATTAATACTAATGTGCTTGCTGTGTTAAAGCACTACATAGAGCTAGGGATAAATATAGATGAACTAGATATACCTAGTTTAGATGAGATACCTTTCCCACCTAGCCCTTATAGTAAGGATATGACTAAAGAAGAGTTTGCTCAGTTCAAAGAAGAGAACCTAGAGCTAGTAAGAAAATACCAAGCTGTATGTAGTGAGATAACTCTAAAGAATACTGCTAATCGCTCAAAGAGAATACTCTATAAAACTTTAATAAGCACAGCTAGTAAGTTCAAAGATGAAGAAGCTCTATACTTTTGCTATGACTTAGACTGGAGAGGTAGAGTATATAGTGTTCAAAGTGGGCATTGCCCTAACCCACAAGGTATGGGGGTAAGTAAAGCATTACTTAAGTTTGCTGAAGGTAAAGCTATAGGCTCTAAGGGTGGTAAATGGTTAAGCCTACACGGAGCTAATGCCTTTGGAGATGATAAGCTAAGTCTAGATGATAGATTTAAATGGGCTTATGAAAGAGAGCAAGATATTATAGCAGTAGCTCAAGACCCATATGCTAATAAGTGGTGGTGGGATAGTGATGACCCTTGGAAGTTCTTAGCTTTTTGTTATGAGTGGTATGGGTTTTATCAAAGTGGTTATAGCCCTGACTTTAAAAGCCATATACCAATAGCACTTGATGGGACTTGTAGTGGTATCCAACACTTCTCAGCACTGCTCTTAGATGAGCGTGGGGCTATAGCGACTAATGTTATAAACAGCGATGAGAATAAACCAAAAGATATCTATAACGAAGTTGCTATGGTTGTAGCTCAAAGAGTTCATAATGATGCCTTAGCTGGTATTAGTGAAGCTAAGGTATGTGATGGAAAGATAGATAGGAGTGTATGTAAAAGAAATACTATGACAACACCTTATGGGGTTACTAGCCGTGGTATGATAGACCAACTACACTCAGAGCTAGACCCACAAATATTTAGAAGTGATGATGCAGGGTTCTTTAAGGTATGCTCTTATCTAGCTAAGTGTAACTATGAAGCCATAGGTGAGGTTGTGATAGCTTCTAGGTTAGCTATGGACTGGCTAAAAGATGTAGCTAGGGTAATGCAAAGAGCTGACAAGATATTTCAATGGACTACGCCTAGTGGCTTTGTAGTAAAGCAGATATACAAAAAGCCAAAGACAAAAAGAGTTAGCACCTTTTGGGGTGGTTCTAGATTAAGGCTAGATATACAAGAAGACACAAGCCTAATCAATCATAGGAAAGTTATACAAGGGCAAGCACCTAACTATATACACTCAATGGACGCCGCTCATTTAATACTTAGTGTAAATAAAGCAGCACAAAGAGGTATAGATAGCTTTGCATTAATCCACGATAGCTTTGGGACATACGCTGCAGATACTGAAGATATGCTAGAAGCTCTAAAGGAAGCCTTTGTAGAGATGTATAGCTGCGATAATCTATCTAAGTTTAGAGATGAAATAGCAGCTCAGATGCCAGCTGATTTAGTAGAGCTTATACCGCCTCTACCTAGTAAGGGTAGCCTAGATATCAATAAAGTTAAGGAAGCTAAATACATATTCTCATAGGGTAAAAGTCCCTTTTATATGCCCCTTCTCGGAGAAAGAACAGAAGGAGGCAACAAACATAAAACCAAATACATACATAGTTCAGTTCTATAACTGTATCAAGGCAAATAAAAGACCTAGCCAAGAACTCCACTGGGAGATAGTAGCTTTAGGTATCAACCCTGAGCAACTAACCTTGGCTATCTTAGAAGGTGTAGCTTTAAAAGAGCTATTAATCAAAAGTAAAGATGCTCTGGATAGACCAAGAGTATCAATTAAAAAACAAGCTTTAAAGAGGATACAATATATGGGACAGCTTGAGCGTAATAAGCACCCTATCCTCACACAACTAATCAATTCAATTTAAGGACATAAAATGGCACAAAAAAATAAACCAGCAAAACTAAATACACCAATAGGGATAGCAAAGTTTCCTAAAATAAACGAAGCTGATACTAGATTTGATGATATGGGTGTGTATTCAACTCAGTTGTTACTACCAAAGAACGACCCAAAGACTGATGAGTTAATACAGAGATTAAAAGATATCTATGAAGAGTTTAGAAAAGAGCTACCAGCACCTAAGAATAAGAAACAGCCTGAGAGCTATGGCTGGGTAGAAGACCTAGACAAAGATGGTAATGAAACAGACTATATAGCATTTAAGTTTAAAGCTAAGGCTAAATATGTAGATGAGAAAGGTAATGTAAAAGAGCTACCAGCACCTAAAGTGTTTGATGCTAAGCTAAAGCCAATACCAGCAGATATCCAAATATGGGGCGGCAGTGCTATCAAGGTTAATTTCTCACCTATCCCCTACTTTCAAGGTAAGAATTGTGGGGTTACATTAAGACTTAATGCAGTCCAAGTAATAGAACTTAATACAAATAATGGTGATAGTGCAGAAAGCTATGGCTTTACTGAGACTGATGGTTATAGCAGTAGCAATAGCGATGATGCTCAGGACTTTGATATGAGCGAGGACGATACAATTGACTTCTAAAAACAACAAAGGAGAAAGGCTTCGAAGTGGGTTTGAAGCCAGACTTACAAATGAACTTCATCGGCGTGGAGTTCCTTATGAGTATGAGGCTCTAAGGATACCCTACACCCCCAAAAGTGTGAAGCATTATGTCCCTGACTTAGTATTAGAAAATGGGATTATCATAGAGATTAAGGGTAGATTTACCTCAGCAGATAGACAAAAACATAAATACATAAAGAACTGCTATCCTGATTTAGATATACGCTTTATATTCCAAAGAAGCACTCAAAAACTTTCTAAGATATCAAAGACTACTTATGCCACTTGGTGTAACACTAACGGCTTTAAATACAATGATGGCTATATCCCTTTAAGCTGGGTAAGTGAGCCTAAAAATGTGGCTAATTTAAAATACATAGAACAATGGAGAAGACAAAAATGAGATACAAAGACAAAAAAGAATTATTATTAACATACCTTAAAAGGGGTTATACAATAAATAACATAGTTGCTCTAAGAGAGCTGGCAATTAATTCAGCACAACTCTATTTTTTAATATATTCTTTAAGAAAAGAGGGTTGGGGTATTCGTTCAGCATTTAAAAAGTCAAAGTATGCCCCAGTAAGTTATAAAGAGTATGAGCTAGACCCTAACTGGAGATTAGCATCTGAAACAGAAAAGAGAGAAGAGTTAGCAAAAAGTAAAAAACAAAGCAGAACACCTAAAGTGCTAAGAGCAGAAGACCTAAGAATAGGTATGCTTATTACTGACCTATGCACTAAACAAAATGCTAAAGGAAAGATAGTAGCTATCTATGCTGATGGTTATATAACCTATGAAGATACCCAAACTGGGGAGTATGTAGATACACTAATATCAAAAATCAAAAGAGTATAAAGGACAGGTATGCAAAAAGAAGAAGGGCGATTTTTATATCACACTGCTTGTGATGAGTGTGGAAGCTCTGATGCCTTTGCTGTCTATGACAATGGTAGTGGTTATTGCTTTTCGTGTAACCACTACACGACTAATGTAGATGAAGGCACAAAAGAACAACCAAGCAAGAAAGTGCAAAGAGATGATAAGTTTGTTACAGGCTCATATCAAGCTTTAAATGTTAGAAAAATAGACAGAAACACTTGTCAAAAGTGGGGCTATGAGTGTGGGAAACATAAAGGCAACCCTTGTCAGATTGCCAACTATTATGATGCAATGGGTAACTTAAAAGCTCAAAAGCTAAGATACCCTGATAAGAGCTTTACTTTTATAGGCTCAAACAAACTACTATATGGGGAGTGGTTATGGAGTGCAGAAGCTAATGGAAAACAGCTGATAATAGTTGAAGGGGAGATTGATGCTCTTAGTGTAAGTCAGGTTTATAATCATAAAAGAGCTGTAGTATCAATACCAAATGGTGCCAAAGGAGCTAAGAAAGCTCTAGCTAATAGATTAGATTGGTTACTGCAATTTGAAAGCATAATCCTAGCATTTGACAATGATGAAGTAGGTAGGAAAGCTATGCAAGATTGCGCTACTTTATTTAAAGCTGGAGCAGTCAAGATATGCTCGTGGAGCAAAGGTAAAGATGCCAATGAGATGTTAAAGCTAGATGGTGGTGAAGTAGCTATACACAATGATATAAAGGCAGCTAAGGTTTGGCGACCTGATGGTATTATCAATGGTAGTGAGCTAAGCCTAGATGAGCTTACTAAGCCTATTAAAAATGGCATCGCATATCCCTATAAAGAGTTACAAGAAAAGACATATGGCTCTAGGGGTGGAGAGCTAATCATATGGACAGCTGGTAGTGGTATTGGTAAATCAACAATACTAAGAGAACTAGCCTATCATTTTATAACTACAGACAGCAACGCTAAAGTAGGTATGCTCTTCTTAGAAGAAAACTCCACAAAGACAGCACAAGCCTTTATAGCCTTAGATAACAATGTCCCTTTATCAAGATTAAGACAAGACCCACAATGTATATCTAAAGAAGCTTGGGAAGCTAGTAAAGCTAAGCTTTTTGATAGTGGAAGGGTTGTCTTTTATAAACACTTTGGCTCTTTAGATAGCTCAGTCCTGCTAGATAACATAAGATATATGGTTGTAGGCTTAGGCGTTACTCATATATTCTTAGACCATATCTCTATAGCAATCAGTGGTAATGATAGCGATAATGAGAGAAAAGATATTGATGTCTTAATGACTGAAATGAGAAGCCTAGTAGAAGAGACTGGCTGCCATATAGATGCTGTAGTTCATTTAAAAAGAAGTAATAAAGGCAGCTTTAATGAAGGAACTCAGGTCAGCCTAAGCGACCTAAGGGGTTCAGGGGGCTTAGAACAGCTAAGTGATGCTGTAATAGCCTTAGAGAGAAACCAACAAGCTGCTGATGATAGAAAGAATATTAGCACTATAAGGATTTTAAAAAATAGAGAGATAGGTTTAGTAGGTATTGCTGGTTCATTAATGTATGAACAAGCTACTGGAAGGCTAGTAGAGATACCTGTAGGTAACCAAGAAGAGCTAACACCTATAGTAAATGATAGTGATGAAGAGATACCATTTTAAAGGAGAGATTATGGTTGTAAGAGTAGTAATAACACAGAGTGATGGAACTGGAGATTACTTATATGAATATTATGGTGATTATGGAGATTTAGCTTATAAACTAGATGATGATGAAGCTAAGGATTTAATAGAAAGTCTTTATAGATATAAACCCTATTTATTTAAAGAGATTGTGGGGGATTGCGATGAGAAAGCTTAATTACCTAGAACTAAAGATAACTAACAATATTAGTGGAGAAGTGCAGGACTTAGGTATCTTTAAGACAGCTTATGACTTATATGATTTTATACTAAATGAGATTGTAAAGGTATATAGAAAAGAAGATAGCCTAATAGTCGCTAAGGATATCCCACAGGAGGTTATAGACAGCGTTTATAACTTAAGATTTAATAGAGTAAAAGATATTATCAACACTCTATTTAGCAATGAAGAGTTAGGTTTAGTAGCCAAGGTATCTGAAGTAGATACCTATAAACCTTTAAACAATATGCTAGAGATATATGAGGAGATACAAAGTGTTCATCTTTGATATAGAAACAGATGGGCTATTAGATACACTTACAAAGATACATACCATATCAATTTATGATACAACAAATAATACGCTAAAGAGTTATGACAAACAAGAGTGCAAGGAAGCAATAGAGCTACTAGATGGCTCTGATATCTGTGGTCATAATATTATATCCTTTGATATCCCAGCAATACAAAAGCTATATCCTAATTTTAAACCAAAGAGTGTAACAGACACTCTAGTTCAACTTAGGTTAGCTTATGCTGATGTCAAGGATATGGACTTAGCTCAAAAAAAGATACCTACAAAGCTCTATGGGTCTCACTCCCTAAAGGCTTGGGGGTATCGCCTAGGAGTTCTAAAGGGGGACTTTGGAGAGACTTCAGACTGGTCTGAGTGGTCTAAAGAGATGAGTGAGTATTGCAGACAAGATGTAGTAGTAACTAAAGAGATAGTAGAGCATCTAAAGACTAAGGAGGCTTACATAAACTGCTACGCCTCTGAGCTAGAGCATAAAGTTCAAGAGATTATAGCTAGGCAGATTAGGCAGGGATTTAAGTTCAACTATGATAAGGCTGAAGAGCTTTACTTTGAACTATTAAAAAGAAGAGCAGAACTTCTAAGGCAGTTTAAAGATATATTTAAACCTTACCTAGAGGCTGATGGAGATGTATTTATACCTAAGGTTAATAATAAATCTAAAGGCTATGAAAAAGGGGTTGCCCTACAAAAGCTAAAGCTAGTAGAGTTCAAGCCTAGTAGCAGACAGCATATAGCCTATCAATTTAAAAAGCTATATGGCTGGGAGCCTAGCGTATTTACTGATAGTAGAGAACCAAAGATAGATACGGAAGTTTTAGATAGTTTAGATTATAGTGAAGCTAAGCTGTTAAATGAGTATTTTTTGATAGAAAAAAGATTAGCCCAGTTAGCTACAGGCTCTCAAGCGTGGATGAGCCAAGTAGGTAAAGATGGAAAGATACACGGCTATGTTAATACTTGTGGAGCAGTAACTGGGCGTATGACACACTCAAACCCAAATGTAGCCCAAGTCCCTAGCGTTAGCATAGGTAAAGATGGAGAGTATCTATATGGTTCATCTGGGGGATACTCAACAGAGTGTAGAGAGCTATTTGAAGTGCCTAAGGGATACAAGCTAGTTGGTTGTGATGCTAGTGGGCTAGAGCTAAGAACACTATCACACTACTTAGCTTACTATGATAATGGAGCTTATGCTAATGAAGTATTAAATGGTGATATACACACAGCTAATCAAAAAGCAGCTAACCTACCTACTAGAGCAGCTGCTAAGACATTTATATATAGCTACTTATATGGTGGTGGAGACCTACGCATTGGTATTAGTATAGCACCTGATGAGTGTTTAAGCTATGTAGGGTCTAAGAAATATAAAGAGATACGCACAAAGCTTTTAAAAGATAGCTTTGAGTTAAATGGTAAAAGGTATGTAAAAGTAACTAAAGGTCAATGGAACGAGCTGACAGAACTCCTAGTTTGCCAAGCTTGTTATGGGGCTGATATTAAAGAGAAGTTTCTTAATAATATGCCAGCTCTTTCGCAACTTAGGGAAGCTGTGGCAAAAAGAGTTAAGGTTGCAGGGGTGCTAAAGGGCTTAGATGGGAGAATATTAAAGGTTCGCTCAGCACACGCTGCATTAAATGTTCTGCTACAAAGTGCTGGAGCAGTAGTAATGAAACAATATCTAGTAATGCTAGATGAGAAATTACAAAAGGAGTTTAAAGTTGGTATTGATTATGAGTTTGTTGCAAATATCCACGATGAAGTTCAAATACAAGTCAAGGAAGAATATGCACAAAAGGTTGCTCATATTTGCGTTGGAACATTTAAAGATGTAACTGACTTTTTTAAGTTTAGAATACGATTAGATGGTGAAGCAAAGATAGGCAACAACTGGAAAGAAACACACTAAGAAAGGATTTTATATGGGAAGTGCTGAATACGCTTACTTAGATTTAAGCGATTTGGATATTAATGGTAAATACGCCAAGAAAACAACAGAGCAAGTTGGTGGGACACACTACAAAAATAAAAAGATAGAACCTATAGACTACATAATAGCAAATGGCCTAAACTTTTGTGAAGGTAATGTTATTAAATACATCGCTAGATACAAAGAAAAAGGTGGTGTTGAAGATTTGAAAAAGGCTAAGCAGTATATAGATTTTATCATAGCTAAATTAGAATTAAAGGGAGTATAGATGATTAAAGATAGTAGGCAATTAAGGATTATAGATTTTGCTAATAAGCATTATGAAGTTATGGAAACTAAGTTTAATAGCAACACAGTTGCATCAGTGCTAAGTGGTATTAGCTCTGATTTTATGGATAGTCTTTCAAGAGAAGATGAAGCAGGTATGCTTCTAAATTATAGCTACTTTGTGATTATGCTTAGATGCTTTCAAGCCAACCTACTATCCAACCACTTTTTAGGTGATGGGGGTGAGTATAAAAAGGCTTTAGATATTATAAATGGAGCCACAAACCAAGGCTTTTTAATACTAGAGATACTATCTAAAGCAGTCCTTATAGACCAAAAGGATTTAGAAGCTGCTATTGAGCTTTGCTTAGTAGTTTTAGATGAAGTCAAAGGGGATTTAATCTCTCAAAAAAGAAATCTTAAAAAGAGATTAAAACACCTTTTAGAATATAAAGGGGTTATTATTGGTAAGAATAAATAAAAAACCATCTATAAAAAAGAGAAATAGACATATCATCATAGATGCTGATAGCTTGATTTATAAAGCAGCTGTTTTAAACGAAGAGACATACTCTTTTGATGATGATGGCAAGAACTCAGTATTACACACAGACTTAGAGAGCGCTAAGGCTTGTCTAAAAGAAGACCTAGAAAATATAATCAAAGATACCAAAGCTAGGAGCTATAAAGCCTATATATCTGGTAAGGAAAACTTCAGATACACTATATTACCTAGTTATAAATCAAATAGAAAAGATATTAAAAAACCTGAGCTACTAAAAGCTCTAAGGGAGTATGCTGTAAATGAGCTAGGCTTTGTAGTAGTTGATGGTATGGAAGCTGATGATGCCTGCTGTATCGATATGACTAAAGAAAAGGGAAATATCCTTTGTCATATTGATAAGGACTTAAACCAGATTGAAGGGCTCCATTACAACTGGAACAAGCAAGAGTTCTATGAAATAGACCCACAATCAGGTCTAGAGTTTTTCTTTATGCAGGTATTAACAGGCGACCCAAGTGATGGTTATAAGGGTTGCCCAAATGTTGGCAAGGTTAAAGCAAAAGAGGCTGTGGAGCTATACTTATACCCTTATCCATCTTTTGGTAAGAGTAAAGTAACTTGGTTTAATACCACCATTGAAAGAAGTGGGGATTTAAAAAAAGACCTATGGGAGGTAGTTGTAAAACACTATCAAAAAGCTTTAGCAGTTAAGAAAGATATAGAGACATTAAAGGAGTATGAAGAGCTAAGAGAAGAAGCAGAGAAAGAAGCTCTAACTCAAGCAAGAGTTGCATATATGTTAAGGGACGGTGATATAGACAGTAATGGAAATATCATAGGCTTTAAACCCCCTATTTAAGGGGGGTGTCCCATATGGGAGGAGGGAAAAGGTGAAAGTATCACTAGATAATGAAAGATTAATTAAAGAATTAGACTTAGCTATACCTAAATTAGACTTTAGTTCTATTAGTTCTAAAGACTTTAAATTAAATAAAAAAGAGCTATATTTTAGACTAGGTCAAAGAGCTGTAGTAGATATGCTATTAGAAGCACTAAGTAATAACAAGAAAGGAGAATATTGATATGTGTGGAGGAGGAGGAGGAGGCGGTGGCCAAAAAGTCGTAACACCACCACCAGCAGCACCAGCAGAAACAGCTGAACTAAAAGTCAAAGATGAAGAGAGCCAAAACAACAAAAAGAAAAGAAGAGGAACAGCTAGGCTAACAGTTCCTATAGAAAAAACTACTGCACCAACTGCAGGGTTAGCAGTGCCTAAATGACGCAAGAGAAAACATCTCTAGCTCAAAGATATAAGAGACTAGAAACAAAGAGAAATCAGGTATTAGAAAGAGCTAGGGAGTGTGCTAAATTAACTATCCCTAGCATACAGCCACCAGATAGCTTTGATGAACAAACAGCTCTATATAAACCATATCAAAGCCAAGGTGCAAGGGGTGTCAATAACTTAGCATCAAAGCTGATGATGACACTATTACCACCTAATGCTCCGTTCTTTAGATTTACCCTAGACCCTGCTATGATAGCTGAAGCTGGTGGAGATACTACTGAAGTAGAAAGCACACTAGCAGAGATGGAGAATATTCTTCAGCAAAGCATAGAGACTAGCGGAGAGAGATTACAGATTTATCAGATGCTTAGGTTATTAATTACTACAGGTAATGCTTTATTATACTTCCCCTACTCTGATGGTGGTATAACTTTAAAGGTTTATAGATTAGACCAGTATGTAGTTTTAAGAGACCCTTTGGGTAATCTCTTAGAACTTATCATAAAAGAGCAGATAGCTCCTATGGCTATCAGTGATGAAGCTATAAGGTCTAAAGTATTATCTCAAAAAGATGAGAATAAAACCTATGTAGATTTATACACTAGAGCTGTTTTAGATGATAAAGTAGGTAAGTGGTTAGTTACCCAAGAGATAAATGGACTAGAGATTAGTGAGAGTTCAGGTGAGTTTGAATTAGGTGAGTTGCCTTATCTAGCCCTTAGGTGGTCTGCACTACCTAATGAAGATTATGGTAGAAGTTATGTAGATGAAGTTATAGGCGACCTACGGAGTTTAGAAGGGTTATCTCAAGCTAGGCAAGAAGCATCAGCAGCTGCTGCTAAGGTGCTAATCTTTTGCGACCCTAATGGGACTACTAGCCCTAATGATGTAGCTAAAGCAGATAATTTAGAAGTTATCACAGGTCGTGCTACAGAAGTTACTGCCTTTCAGTTAAATAAGAGTATGGATTTAGGTGCAGTAAGAGAGAGTATAAATGACTTAAAGCAAGACTTGGCTTATCACTTCTTACTTAATTCTAGTATCCAAAGACAAGCTGAGAGAGTAACAGCAGAAGAGATAAGAACTATGGCTTCAGAGTTAGAAGCTAGTCTAGGTGGAACCTACACAGTATTATCACAAGAGTTTCAGTTACCATACATTAGGCTAAAGATACAAAGACTAAGAGATGCTGGGATATTCCCTGAAGGTTCTGAAGCTATAGACCCAGTAGTTACCACAGGTTTAGATGGCTTAGGTCGTGGGGCTGAGCTAGATAAGCTATTAGGCTTTATCCAAGGGGCTATGGGGTTAGGCGGTCAAGCAACTTCTATGCTCAACTATGGCTACATACTATCTCAGATGGCAGTTAGTAGTGGTCTTAAACCTGATGAGTTACTAATAAGCCCTGAAGCTATGGAGCAAAATAGACAACAAGCTCAGATGGAACAACTAGGTCAAAGTATAGCACCACAGCTAGCTAAGGGGGCTATGGACGAATTAAATAATATGCCACCTGAAGCTATGCAAAGTATGGCTCAAGCTATGGGTAACATACCACCTGAAGCTATGCAAGGTATGATGTAGAAAATATAAAAGGAGAAATAATGGCAACAAAACCAAAACAAGAAATAGATGAAGTAGTTAGCAATACCCCTGAAATAGAGGATACAGCACCTAAGGTTGATAGTATGGTTACTGAAGCTAAAGGGGTTAGCACAGAAGCACTTTTTAAAATTAGTAATGATAGTGGCAAAGGCACCATAAAAAAGAAAACTATGACAATAATTAGAAACTAGGAGTTTAAATGAATGAGGACAACAATCAGATTATTAATCCTGAAAGCGTGCCTAGCGATAGCTCGCAAAGAGTGGAAAACACTAGCTCATCAGAAGGGGCGCCTAACAGCGTCGCAGCGAATGTACCTAGCACAGCTAAGGACATTGCAGAACCTGCTGACTTTAACTATTCAGAATATGAAACAGAGTTCTTAACTACTGGGGATATCAGCCCACAAAGTAGAGAGAAGTTATATAAGCAGTTCCCTAAGAACCTTGTAGATAACTACATAGACAATCTAAAGGGAGCTACGGAGTTTAGAACATCTCAAGCAGAGAATAAGATATACAACGCTGTAGGAGGTCAAGGTGAGTATAAAGAGCTAATAGAGTGGGTTAGTAAAAACCTAAGTGATGATGAGATTGACCGTTATAACTCTATAGTTACAGGTTCTGATATTAACCTAGCAGTAGAGTATGTGCGTGGTATTGCAGCTAGAAAGGCTTTATCAAATAAAAGACCTAATATCATAATGGGTTCTAAAGGTGATAAGTCTAGTGGTGCTGATGTGTTCTATTCTAGGGTTGATTATGCTAGAGCTATCCAAGATGATAGATATGCTAAAAGCCCTGAGTATAGAGCTGAATTACAAGCTAAATTAGAAAGAACTTTAAAGTTTGGTGGCTTTAGAGAATAATAAAATTAAAGGAAAGATATGGATAAAGTAGCAAGTGTTTTAAATACAGGCTCACGAACAGGTGGGTTTGAAGATTTAGAGGCTAATGATAGGGCTTTATTAGTTGAACAAGTAAGTGGAGAGATACTTGCAAGTTTTGAAAAAAGCACCATTATGGAAGGTAAATACCAAAGAAAAAACACAAATGGGGCTAAGTCTATTCGTTTTGAACATATTGGTGGGATAGGAGCATACTACCACAACGCTGGGGAACATATCCAAAGCTCAACTATCGCTCACGATAAAAGCGAACTAACCCTAGATAGACCATTAGTAACTTCATTTTTCACAGATGATTTTCAAGAGACTATGGTTCATTATAATGCTAGAGGCGAATACACTCGTAAGATGGGTGAAGTATTAGCTCAAAAATATGATAGAAATATCCAAATGAAGCTTATCACAGCAGCTAGACTAAGAAATGTCTTAGATGAAGGTGATGGCGGCTCTGTGATAGTTGAGACAGATTTAGCTAATGGTGATTTAGAAACAAGAGTTAAAGCCTTTGCTAGGTCTATTATAGAAGCTAGAAAAGAGCTAATTAAGAAAAATGTAACAGGACAGATATTTTGTATAACAGACCCTGATACATACTTTGAAATTGTTGAACACAGAGAGCTACTAAGAGATAGCTTTGGTGGTCAAGTAGGTAACTACGCTGAAGGTGAAGTATTTAAAATTGGTGGAGTACCTCTAACATACCATAACTATCTACCACAAGTAGATGCTACTAATGAAGCAAACACAGAATACTATGACAAGTTCCACGGAATTAACTGCACTGGTACTAAGGCTATCGTAGCTACTGCTGATGCTGTTGGTGTTCTTCGTGGTGGTGATGTAACTACTAAGATTTGGGACGATGCAGGTCGTATGGGTTCTTGGACTAGAGCTAGTATCGCTTGTGGTATGGGCGTTCTAAGACCTGAGTGTGCTGTTGAAATCCGTTCAGCAGCCTTGCCAGCAGGCTGGGCTAAAATCATCAAAGATAATGGCCGCATAGGTTCAGGTAGATTACCTCTAAATTATGTTTAATTAACTAGGGGGCTATATGCCCCTTATTCTTAAAAGGAGATTTATGGCTATACAAAGCGAATTAAATGCAGTCAATCTAATGCTTACAGCTATTGGAGAAGGTATGGTAACAAACATAGAAGAGCCTGAAGCAAAGTTAGCCCTACAATCATTAGATTTTGTTTTAAGCTCTTTACCTTATACGGATTTAGATTTTGAAAAAAACCTCTCAGAATTACCTAGTGAAGTTTATAACTATGTTGTGGTTAAAGCGTCTAGGAGACTTCAAGCTATTACTATCGGTTCTGAGACATTAAATGCTTTTAGCGAGAGTGATGAGATGGACGCAAAAAGACTAATAATCCGTAAAAAAATAATACCAAAGACACTTCTAACAGAAGTCGAAGAAGAGTTGGAGGAATTACTAAGCTATGCTAATAGTGTTCCAAAGAGTTTAAAAGGGGATTTAGCACTTTTAAAATTACAAGCTCTTTTGTTTGTAGATGTAGAAACATATATTATAAGCGTAGAGAGCGTTAAAGAGAACTATATAGATTTTAAAAAGAGATTAATAGCTAGAAGAGAAGTTCCTAAAGAGATTATAGAAGCTACTAACAAAGAGCTGTTTAGTAGATATGGTTTTTCTAAAGCTATCCCTATGCAGGTTTTAGAAGGCACTAACATACCTAGCATAGTAAGACATATAGCTAGTTTTAATTTTCAAAGCTCTATATTACCAGCAGAAAATGCCGTGATATCAGTAGAAGAGAGAAATCAGTATGAAGTAGATTTTAGAGTAGCCTTAATAGTAAATAAAGTATTCCCTAGAGAGTTATATGATAAGGTTATGTTAGAGTTTGTAAATGTGTATGGTATCACACCTAGTGAGCATACTAGCGTAGTAGAGCAGTATCTAAGGACTAAGACTATGTATAATTTACAAACTATGCTTATAGCTGATGAAAAGATAAGACCTATATCAGCTCAAGCTATGGAGAACGCTGAGATTAGCTTGATAACTCATTTGATAGTTCCAAAGAATATCTATGAAAGAACATATGAATTAACAAAAACAGAGTTATCAATAGACCCTCAAATAGATGATGCAGATGTTCCAAAAGAGGTTAAGGAATACGCTTTAGTAAAAGCAGCAATAAAGCATCAAGCATCTTGCGTATTTAATCCTAGTAAATATGTATTTGGTGCAGAGGATTTAGTAAGGTTTAAAGCAAATGCTTGGCAAAGCTTACCTAAGATATCTCTACTAAATAACTCTAATACTAACTCTCTAGTTAATAACACTATGCTAAGGACAGCTACCTCTGATAGCAATGTCAAATCAGCATTTAGATTAAAGGTGGCAACAGATGACAAATAGCACTAACGCACAAACCAATCTAGTTACTAGACATTTAGCTGGGCTTTTTAATGGTATTAGCCAACAAGCCCCAACTATTAGACTAGATAATCAAGCAGAAAATCAGATAAATGGTTGGTCATCATTAGTTGAAGGGTTATGCACTAGACCGCCTACTAGATATCTAGGGACACCATTTAGCCAAGGTAAGGATACAGACTTATATCATAGTATAAATAGAGATGAACAAGAAAGATATATCCTAAAAGTAAAAGCAGGTGGAGGTATAGAAGTTAGTGGGATTAATGGTGAGGTATATCCTTGTGAGTATGATGAGCAATCTAAGGAGTATATCAAATGTGATAACCCTAAAAAAGAGTTAGCCCTAGCCACTATAGCTGATTTTACATTTATAGCTAATAAAACTAAAGTAGTTCAAACAGAAAAAGCTGGAGATGAAGACTTTGGTAAATCTAAAGCTATGTTGGTTTTAACTTTAAGGACTGATGAGTATATACGCCAAACCTTAAATAGCAAAGAGGTTGTAGTGTATAGCCCAGCTATAAAGCTAACACTTGATGGGGTGTTAATAGAAGTGCCTCAAAAAGATACCCTAAGGGAGAGTATGGACGCTCTAGTAGCAAGTATAAATAGATACTCAGCATATACTTTATATAGGGTTAGTGATAGTGTTATAAGGATATATAAAGCAGATGGGTCAGATTTTGGATACACCTTTAAAATAGGAAAGGTGAGTGTCTCTCTTGATACTACATCTTTTATAAATGGGACTGCTAATTATTACCCACAGCTTTTAATGGGTGGGATACCTTATGACAATATAGCATATGTCTATGTATATAAAGGGGTAGCAGAGCAAAACTATAGGGTTTTTATAGATGATAAATTGGTTGCTTCATATACTAGTGGTAATACCAATAACGCCCACACATATAAGACAGATGTGGTAGCTTCTTCTTTATATGACCAGCTACTAGCTGCTGGGTATGGTGTAGATTTAGCAGGGGCTTGTGTAAAGGTATTTAAAAAAGATGGCTCAGATTTTAACATAAATGTATCTGATAGCTGGGGTGATGCTGCCCTTAAATGCTTTAAAGGACAGGCTCAAGCATTTACTGAATTGCCTGGAAGATGCTTTGAAGGTGCTATTTTAAAGATAGTAGGTAAAGCAGATGAAGCAGGCGGTGGATACTGGGTTAAGTATCAAAAAGGAACAGCAAGTGGTGTGGATACAGGCTCAGGTGTATGGGTAGAATATAGAGAACCATACCTAGCTCACACTATAAATGCAGCTACTATGCCACAACAATTAGTTAGAAGACAGAACATAGAAAAGTATAGCAGTGCTACAAATCCTTTAGGTTTATACTTTAGTTTAGAAAAGGTTGCTTGGGCTAGTAGGCTAGTAGGTGATGATGATACAGCACCACACCCATCTTTTATAGGTTCTAGAATAAATGGTATATTCTTATTTAGTAATAGACTGGGGATACTAAGTGGAACTAGCGTTAGCCTTACTAAGACTAATGACTTCTTTAACTTTTACCCTAGCACGGTAACAGATAGCCTAGATGATGAACCAATTGATATTAGCGTTAGTGATAGTAATGTCTCTAACTTATTATATGCTATACCAAATAAAGCTGATTTACTACTATTTTCAGCTAATGGGCAGTTCTTACTTAGCACAGGAGAAGAGCCTCTAACAGCTATGACAGCTATTATAACACCTGTTTTAAACTACCCTAACTCACCTGATATAGAACCAACTATACAAGGTTCTGTAGTCTATTTTTTAGGTAAGAGAGGGGATTATTATATGTGCCGTGAGTATTTTGCTCAGACTAATACTCAAGGGATTGAAGCAGCTGTATCAAATAGCCATTGCCCTGAGCTACTAAGAGTTAATGGCTCTAAGGGGTTCATAGGTGGTATAACAAATGAAAATATAGTATTTATAGGTGGTCTAGTAACTAATGAGTTAAACATATATAAATATGAGTGGAACGGAAATACTAAAGACCAAGCATCGTGGAGCATTTGGAAGTTTTATGAACCTATAGAGTATGCTTGTGAGTTTGAGAGTAGATTATTTTGTGTTATGAAATCAGGTAGGCTACTAAGATTAGACTTTGTTAGAGATGATACTTTGGCTCTAGACTGCTTAAGAGAGTTTGAAGCAGGAGAGCTAGTAACTCTATTAGATAGTAAAGATGAGATATATAACGCTAAAACAGGTGCTAGAGTAGAGAAAAGGAATACATATGACTTTAAAGTAGCTGTGGGCAGACCATACCATTTTACTTATGAGTTTAGCCCTATATTTCTTAAATTAGATAACTCTCAAATAGGCTCTATAGAAGTTGCTACACCTCTAAGGCGTGTAAGGCTTTACCTAAAGGGTCTATGTGATTTTAACTTAACAATAAAAAATAGAGTTCAAGGAAAGGATATTTTGGTGTATAACTATCACGCAGCAGATAATATAGGGGAGCTTTATGAAAAGAGCTTTATATTAAGAGGAGATGCTAAAAGAACAGGGGTTGAGATACAATCAACAAGCGTTAAACCTATAACCCTACAAAGTGCCTCTTTTGAGATACTAACAAACTTATTGGTAAAACCTATATGACAAAGATTTTACCATTTACTAAAGATAAGCTTGATGAAGTCCTAAGCATAAAAGTTTGCAAAAGAGAGATAGAAGAGCTTAAGGCTTTAGGTAGGACAGATATAAATCAGGTCATCAAGGAGAGCTTAGAAGCCTGTGGCTATAGCTGGTATCTAAAAGATGAAAAAGGAGTTAGAGCAGTTGGGGGTGTCTGCTTAGATGCCAATTACCCTGAAACTATGGGGATAATATGGCTCTTAGTTGATGAGAGAGCCTTTAAAGAGCATTTATTTACTTTAAATAGTGTTACCTATGAGCTTTTAGATATATGCTTTAATAGGTTAAGACTAGAGTGCCTTTATAACATTGTATCCCCTACTCTAAATAAAGAGAGCGTGAAGTGGCTTGAGTTTATAGGATTTGAGCTAAGTGGGGAACCTAAGATAGGTTTAGATAATAAAAGTGAGTTTAGAACTTTTACAATGTATAGGGAGGATTATATATGTGCCCACCAGTAGTTATAATGGGTGCTATGGCAGTAGCCTCAGCTGCAGCAGCTGCGTATTCAGCAAATCAGCAAAATAAAGCTGTTAAAGCAGCTGCTGATACTGAAACATATAACGCTCAGCAAGAAGCTAATAATAACCAAGCAGCATTAGATGCTAAAGCACAAGAGCAAGACCAAGCAGCTGCTATACAAAATATGGAAAGAGAGAAACAAGGTATAAAAGAGCGTGCAACTCTAAATAATACCTATGGAGATGCGCAGGGTAACTCAATTAATAGAGTATTTAATACCAGCTTGTTTAACCAAAACTATGACACAGGTATGGTAGATTACAACAATAGCAACACCTTAAGTCAGATAAATAGAGAAAAACAGAGCGTAGGCTTAACAGCTAACAATAGAATACGCTCAGCAAACGCTAGTAGAAAGAAAGCTACTTCAGGTTTAGGCACTGGTATCTTAATAGCAAATTCTGCTCTTAGTGGGGCAGCTAGTGGCTATGGCTTAGGTAAGTCATTACAAGGATAGGCTATGGCTAGGTTAGAAGTAAGTCGGATAAAACCTAGAAGGATAAGGGATTTAATATCACAAGCACCTGAAGCAAAAGTTGTAGCAGCCCCAGTAGATAGCAGCTTTACTAGGGCTGACTACTCACCTTCAGGCGATGCAAAGTCTATAGCTCTTTTAGGGGATTTGCTAGGTAATGCAGCTAGACTAGGTGAGAGAATAACAAATGATAATAACGAGATACTAAAAGAACAAGGTAGAAGAGATGCTTTAAATAGTGTCTATGAGAACGGCTTAGATAAAGCTACTGATGGTCAGGGGTATGACAATAATAGTGCTAAGAACTCTAAAGAAACTACTTTGAGTATCTTTGGTCTATATAGCAATAAAGCCTATAAAAAGGGCTTTGGTGGTATGGTAGATGAACTAAATGCCAAAAAGGCTCTCTCAGCAGCTGCAGCAGAAGTAGCAGCGGCTGGTAACTATGTAGATAGCCCTGACCCTGCCCAGATGACTAGACAGACCTATGCTAGACATATAAATGAGCATTTTCCTAAGGGAGATATACAAGCACCTTATAGGGATTTAGATGAACAAGGTAAGCCTATAATTTACAAGGGTGCTTCTGATATGTTAGCTATAGGTATGGGAGATGCTCTTGCTAGAACTCAAAAGGCTAGAGTTGAAAGAGCTAGACAGCAAAAGACACAGATTATAGGTGAGTATATCAGAACTACAACAGAAGGCATATCTACTAAGGATTTAAATAGTAATAACCTAACGGCTTTAAGAGATGATATATACGAGCAAGGGGGCGGTGAAGAGAGCAAGATAAATATAACACACCTAGTATATGACAATATGGAGCTAAGGTTTAATAGCTTAGTTGAACAAAATAGATTTGATGAAGCTGAAGATATAATAGAAAACCTAGGCAATATAGGTATTGATGGGATAGCTGCTAAAAATCTTATCACTTCTTCAGGAGAAGGACAACAAGAAAAATATGGTTTTAGAGATAGACTAGAGGTTATGGAAGGTCAGCTAATAAAAGCAAAACAAGCTCTAGCAGATAAAAGAGATAAGGCTAATGAAGGTGCTACTTTTAATATGCTAATAGGTCTTGTTGCTCAAAAGAGTTATATAAAAGACCAAGTAAAAAAGCTAGAAATTGATAATACTCTCAAAGCCGAAGCATATGAAGCCTATCGACGAGGGGATATAGATGGGGAGGAATTATATAAAATAGTTAAAGCTAATGAAGAGGCTGATACTAAAGAAGTACCTAGTAATGCTGATACATTAGAAGATATTAACAGAATTGCTATAGACAATCCTGATGCTGCAATTAAAATGCTCTATAATGGATTTAAGCAAGGGAGAATTAATTATAAAGATTACGATTTTTATATGAAAAATATCTTAGGTGTAGAGTATCAAACAGCTTTAGTTAATCTTATAAAAGACTACCCACAATCATCTTTACTTGGCGATGAAGGTCAAAAAGAGTTAGTAGCTAGAGCTACTGATGATTTAAATAGAGAGGTAAAGCTATTTATGAGTGCTAATGGTGGGAGAAGACCAACAGACCTTGAGTATGCAGGGATAGTAGGTACCGTTTTGAAAAGAGCCCGAGAACGCCAAAAATATTATGATGATTATGCAGAGAATATAAAAGTAGAAGCAAAAAATAAACAAGATATAAAAACCAATGTAAAAGCTACATCTGCAAAGAATTAATAAAGAAAGGAATATATGCAAAGTATAGATAAAACGCAACAAGTAGATAACAATATAGATGACCCACTTAATCTACTTAGTAGTCAAAATGTAGATAAAGATACTCAGGCGTTTATGGATACTGTGAGCCAGTATGCTAGTAATATAGGTAACATTTATGCTGATGACCCACTTAATCTACTTAGTAGCCAAAATGTAGATGAAGATACTAAAGCGTTTATGGATACTATAGCAACATATTCTAAGCCTGAGCCTAAGCCTGAACCCCAGCCTGAGCCATATAAGTATGAGGGTGTCCCACCCACACCTATGCCTAATCTGATACACGATGAAGATGGTATGGTGGTTAATATTTGGGATATTACAGACTATAGACATATAGAAGCATTATATGACCAAGGTATGCTAACAGATACGCAAGTAGATAGATGGGCTGCTAATGAGGATTTAAAAGCTAGTGGTGGGGACTTCCTAAAGATTAAAACCGCAAGAAACTTTCAAACCCTAGTTGATGCTGGGGTATATTCAAAAGACCATATGAAGATTTGGGCTGAGAGTAAAAAAAACCCAATGCTTTTCTTAGCTAAGAGTATGTTAGTAGGTGCTGCTAGGGGTATCTATGGTGCTGTAGATAATGCTATTGAGTTTGGTAGTGCTACTTTATATAACCTAACAGGGGATGCAGAGAAGTTAGCTAAAATAGAAGCACTAAACAAAGCTAGGAATAAAGAGCCCCACCTTAGGACACCTGAGCAGCAAGAGCTAATAGATAATACATTTAGCTTTAGAAACCTTGTAGGACTTAAAGAAGCACCATCTACAACAGCAGGTAAAGTTACTGAAGGAATAGTCCAATTCATTACAGGTTATGCAGTATCTAGAGGGGCTTTGAAAGCCGCATCGGTAACAAGCACTCTACCTACAACATATGCGAATGTAACTGGAGCAGCAATTATGACAGATATGATTGCTATGGATAGAGGAGAGAAGAACCTAGCAAACCTTTTAATAACTTTAGAACCTCAGCTACAAAATACAGTGTTAGATTACCTAGCATTTGATGGTGATGATACGATACTTGATAAGTCTTTAAAAAATGCTATTGAAGGATTAGGGGCTGGTTTAGTTGTTGATGGGCTCTTAGCAAGTCTTAGAATATTTAAGAACACTCATTTAGCCAATGGTGGTAAGGCAGAGTTAATGTCTACTATAGATAGGTTAAAAACTAAAATAGATGAGAAAGACCCTAAGGCTCCTGAGGCTAATACTAAAGATGCTCAAATAGCCTCAGTAGAAGGTAAGGAAGGTTTTAGTATAACTAAAAGTGAGTTAGAAGAGCAGCTAGCTAATGCTAAAGATAAACTAGCAGCTAGCGTTATTAAAACTAAAGGAAATCGCAAAGGAGCTAAAAAGGTAGCTACTAGAGACAATTCTAAAGAAGTCAAGCAACTACAAGAGACTATAACTAAGCTTGAAAAAGATTTAAAAGAAGGTAATTATGCTCCTATACAAGCTGCTAGAGTAACTAGCGATGATATAGTGTATGAAGGTAGTGCTGGGTTAAAGGCTTTTGAAGCTGAGTTTAGAGCTATAAATAGTGATGCAGAAAATCTAGAGATATTTGATAGCGTAATAAACACAGCTAGGAAGTTAGGAGTAGATGTAGTAACAAGCAAAAGAAGCACTACAGCTACTTTAGGCAGTTATAATGCTGATAAAAACACAATAAATATATATCCTAACAACAGCCATATAGCCAAACAAGGTGATGAGCTAAAAGCTCAAACTATGCTACACGAGCTTATCCATAGCGTTAGTTCAAAGGTTATCCTAGCAGTTCAAAAAGGCAATACAGCTAACCTAACTAAGACCCAAATAGATGGTGTAAATGAGCTAAAGAGTATATTTGCTATAGTAAAAAGCGATGGAAAGAAAAGAAAAGATAAGTTTTATGGCTTTAGGAACGAACACGAGTTTTTAGCTGAACTATCTGACCCTGCTTTTAGAACCTATTTAAAAGAGAAAAACTTATGGGAAAAAGTAGTAGATGGTGTCTTAAAAATACTAGGTAGCTTTAAAGAAGGCTATACTCAAACTAATGCTTATGCTAAGTCTAGACAAGCCTTAGATAAGATAATGGATAAATATGAGCCAACTATGGGTAGTAGAGAGGCTAAAGCTAGACAGATTAACGAACAAGTAAGTGAGCAGCTTATTAGCGCTAGAGCAGCTGATGATGTTTTATTTCACTCTAAAAAGAAAATAAAGGATATGAGTGAAGCTGAGAAACAAGCACTGAAAAAGAATAGCATAACCAAGGCAATAGCAACCACTGGTGATTTTGAAAAAATGGTTAAAAAGTTTTTAGATAGAAAGGAGTGGTTATTAGATGATTTAAAAGCTTGGGATAAACAAAGTAATAGTGCTATTAGACCTAATAAGCATAAAACCACTAAGGATAAGGCTAATGAATATGTCAAGGATAACCTAGGCAAAGTTGTAAGTAAGCTCACAGAGAGTGAGCTAGGCGTAGCTACAAGATTTATATATAAAGAAGCTGAAGCTACTCAGCAATTAGCTATGAGAGTTCTAGCAGTAAGAAGGGTAGTCTATCAATTCTCTAATACTCTTAAATTAGAGATAGATGATTATCTAGCTAAGGCAGCTCAAGGTAAAGAAGATATCCCTGAGCTTCTAGAGCTATATGCTAAGCTAGGTCAAGTATATTCTATGAGATTAGCCCTAAGGGGACTTAGTGCAAATGTAGGTAGAGCCTTAAACGCCCATAAGATAAAAGTAGGTGCTAGTGAGGTTGATATAAAATCACTCACTGAGTATGAGTTAAAAAATCTAATGGGAAGAGCTGGTGGGCACGATGATATCTTAAATGCTTTAAAATCTTTCTCTAAAAAGATTGAAGAAGGTAATATCAAAGATGGTATTAATGAAGCAGGAGTTATCAGATTTACCACTTTTAATAGCGTGTATGCAGGTTTCTTGGGTGGTATCTTATCAGGATACCCTACACACCTTATAAATATCGGCTCAAGTGTTCTAAACTTAGGTATGCATATATCTACACAACATATGGCTATATTTGGCAGGGCTTTGTCTAAAAGAGATATAAATGAGCTATCACAGATACAAGCAGCTTATAAAGGACTAGCAGCAGGTATAGCAGATGCCTTTAGATATCATAAAGGGATACCTGAAGATAATATGGGTTATTTTTGGCGTTCATTTAAAGATAATGAGAGTTATATGGATATTAATATCAAAGTTGAACACTCAACATCTAAATTAACACCTAGCCACTACTCTAAAGCAGGTAGAGAGTACTGGGTTAATAGAGACTGGAAACAGCACCCTGTAGCTTGGACTGCTGGATATCTGATGGATTTTATGACACTTCCACTTAGATTTTTACAATCTACTGATGAAGCTATGAAAGCCATAGTGTATAAGAGTGAAGTTTATAGGCTTGGTATTAACTATATCAATGAAAGCCCTTTGTATGCTAATGCTTCTAAAGAGGAGAAGCTACAGGCTCTTGAAGATATAGTTTTTGACCCAACAAATGTTCCTGTGCAAAATAAGGATTTATCTCAAAGATTTATAACTAAACTAGGTCTAGATAAGCAGAATTTAACTGAAGCAGAAGAAAAGCTAGTAGAAGATATACAATCAATCCATAGCTTAGCTATAGGGACAGCTAGGTCTATGACCTTTACAACACCTTTAAATAAAGATGGTGTAACTATAACAGACCTTAGCCCTAATCCACCTTTAAAAAAATGGGGTGAGACTGATAGATATTTTTTAGATAACGCTAGGATAATAGCTAAAGATGTTAAAGATAACTACCCTAAATGGATACTAGGTGGTGTAGGTGCTGGACTAGATAAAGTAGCTATGTCTATTACAGATATAAAACATCTAAACAACCCATTAGGCGTTGTTATGAAATATACTATACCTTTTGTAAATACCCCTTTAAACTTAATTAAAGGCGCAGGGCGTATGACACCTTTAGCTATCTTAAGTAGAGAGTTTCAAGCTGATATAGCAGAAGGTGGAGTAAGACGCTGGACTGCTTTAAATAAAGTTGCCCTAGGTTCATTTATGATGTGGCAGACTTGGGAGCTTATGGAAGAAGGTAGGTTAATAGGTAGTATCCCTAAGGAGTTAAGAGGCGCTGCAGGTATGCCCCCTGAGAACTCTATAAAGATAGGTGATACTTGGTATAGCTATGCTAGGTTCGACCCTGTAGGTATCTTAATAGGTGCTGTGGCAAACTTAGGACAAGCCTTGCATTACAATGAAGCAGAAGAAGAGGATAAGAGAAATGCCTTTGCTGCTGTTATGATAGCTCTTTCTAATACAGTCATTAGTAAATCCTATATGACAGCCCTATCAGGGTTAGTAGAAGCTATGACTGCTGATGCAGTAAATGAGAAAACTCTAACTCAGACAATATCTAAATCTGTTACTGCTTCTATATTGCCTTATAGCTCAATGCTTAGGGAGTTATTTGGTGGGACTGAATATGTAAGAGAGACAAGACCTGATGCTAAAGGAGTAGAAGGCTTGTTCGAGGCAGTAGGTAATCAGCTACAAGCAACTATATCCCCTACTAGCTTAGAGCCTAGGTTATCAGTGCTTGGTGAGCCTATAGCTCAGCATAGCAAGGTTGGGGGTATTAGATACTCTGATTTTACACAAGACCCTGTATATTTAGAGCTTATAAATGTAGGCTACAATGGTAAGGGGATTAGCGATACTTTTAGTTTAAATGGTGTTACATTAGACCTAAAACCTAGCCAAGAAAACGCTATAAGAAAGATAGCTGGAGAGATGGGTATAAGAGATGCGCTACAAGAGCTTGTAAGAGACCCTAAATATCAAGCCTTACCTATTGAACTAAGAAAAGATAAAATAGTTAAGGTTGTAAATAGGTTCTATAGCAAGGCTAAGAGAGTGTATGTGCAAAATAACTCTGATATGTTTGCTGAGTATAAAGAAGGTCGTGAAGAGAAAATTAACCTATTAAAAGGTGATAGCTCTAAACCTCAAAAACATAGAATACCAGCCATTGAAATGCAAATAAAAGAGAGAGAAAATCCTGTGGGGTCAAACCTATTTAATAACATAAATGAAAGGAGGTAATTTATGAGTAGTGAAGTATTTAATTCTACTAGCATCTTAGAGACTTCTAAGGTGCTTAGGTTGGTAGATACTGGTCTAGAGAAGCTTGTGGATACAGGTGGCTCTAGGCTAACCTATCTAGCAGCACCTAAGGACGCTAAAGATGCTGTAAATAAAGAGTATTTAGAAGGCACTCTAAAGGGTGCTAAAGAAGAGTTTGATGCTATAAAAACTTCTGTAGATGAAGCTAAGGGTGATATAGATATAAAGCACAGCGAAGTAAATAAAAATGCTACAGATGTTAAAGCAATCAAAGTAGAACTACAAGAACATCTAGAAAGTGTGGGTAATAAAGAGTTAATAGTAACTCAAAAGGCTCAAGAAGTAGAGGCTCTAAAGATATCTATAGAGAGTATGAAAGAAGCTATAGATTTAACAAGTAGTTCTATAGATAGTTCAAAAGATGAGATAGCACAAAATATAGAGACTATCCAAGATATTCAAGAGGAGCTTAATACTCAAGCTAATCAGTTTAGAGATGATGTGGCTGAGTTTGGGATTAAACTAGAAACTGCTTTAAAAAATGTAGAAAAAACCCTAACAGACACCACAAACCAGTATATAGAAATAGATGGTAAGTTTATAGAGCTAAGGAGCATAACTAGCGATACTAAAAACGAGTTAGAAACTTTAAACCAACAACTAACTGATACTGCTAATAATGCCAAAGATGAGATAAGTA